CTGAAAAACTCATCCTAAACCTCTCACTTTCATGGTTAAGCCGCTGCCTGACATTGATGCGGCATCACCTGCGCCATTTACCTTTGACACCGCTGCACTATATAGCTGCGCCCATACACCGACTCTGCCGTCTTCAGCCAAATACGGGGATGAATGCAATAGCGAGCCGTACAAGTAAACATCAGGGGCTTCACTCAATAACCAGTTGCTGGTATTCGCATCTGACAAAGCAGGGATCTTTTGGTAGTAAAGTATTTCGACATTGTATGTGCCATCCGGCGTAGGAAATACCTCAAAGGCTCTTTCAGCGTGTCTGTAAAACTTTGGCTCACCAGTAGCATTTTCAATGCCTTGCCGTTTATCTGCCATGGATGCACCCGACAACAGTTGCAGATTCCTAGTGCCGCTGGTTGTTAAATGAATCCTAATGGTCTCTAGCCAATCTGTTGGCCTAGCAAGATACTGGCTGTCTAGCTGCGCTGTGGCCCTGTTCTCCATCTCATAGTGGCGAATATCGCGGTAAATCTGCGCCTCTGCCAGCGTAATAAAGTCTGGTATTACCGCCGTCAGATCATCTCGATTTAAGAAATCTGCGATGGCGGTTTTAAGATTGGCGTAACTATTCAGCGCCATCGTCATAATCCTCTTCTGGCAGTCGAGGTATTAGCTCAATAACGGTAGGCGACATGGTGCCGTCACTGCTCGTCAGGTCAACCTCTGTAGCCTTGAGCTTCGGTTCAGTGTACGCGGCAATTTTGTCCCATGCGTCAATGCTCGCCTTGATGTCATTGGTTTCGCCTACTTCCGCCTTTTCATGCAGCCGAACGGCTTGCTCCGCCATACGCATGATCGGATGAAAATCATCGCCATACATTTCTTGCAGACGATTTAGCAGAAACGCCTTGTTTCTATTAGGACTTCCTTTTCTGCTTGGCACTACTTCGATCTCCTCTTGCCGCTTGCTGTCACGGCATACTTAATTCTACCTGGTCCTGTCTTCTGACTTGACGCACGGCGCTTTTCTGCCGCCGTCATTTTTTTGGCAACCTTCTTCGGTCTGCAAGCTGGGTAAGGTCGGCTACTCTTTTCCTTGCCTGACCGACCACACTTCTTGCCGGTCTTTATATCTACCCAATCTTCCTTAAACCATTTTGTTAATCCGCCAGAAGGCTTTGCCATCAGTATTTACCGCCGCGCTTTTTGTACTCACGCACAAGCCATGCATTTGCATAGGCGCTAGGGTAAACGTCAAACTTCCGTTTAGCCTCAGACTTCACCCTTGCATATAACGCTTTGTTCTTAGGCGTTGGCGACTTAGACTTTTTTGGCTTACTTTTTGCGCGAGCCACTGTAAGCCCTCTGCTTCTTCTTCCCTTTCTTCATTGGCTTCTTTTTCTTTCCATACATATAACCGGGCATATCACTTCCATCCTTTTCTTGCAGTTGATTGAGCTTTTTTGCTTAATTCACCAAAATGATACAAACGCTGGCTAGACTTATTATGTGTCTTGCCTGAATGCAACTGCCCGTTAGGCATCTTGTGCATCCCGCCTTTGTGCTCCTTGCCGTCCTTTGTGTAGTGCTTGACTCCCATTGCCATATCAATCACCAGTTTTTGCAAGACCAATATCTTGCGGTTAGCTTACTAGGCTTACTAGTATCACACTTGTGCCTAGCCCTGAAAGATTTACGTCTGGCTGGTTGGTTTTTTTTAATTTTCATGTTGGCATCACCAAAACGTATGGTTTTCGTTTTGTCACCCTCTTTAGCAACTACAACAAACTTTTTTGTGGGGTGATTAGGTGTTCTTTTTGGCTTATTGTAAGCGCTCACTCCGGCTCTAGCCAGCTTACTGTCTCGCTTCTTCATTAGACAACCCCCGCTAATTTACGCCGCAGCGGCTGTCCCCAATCGGACGTTTGCCTGTATCCAACCGCTAAATACCTAAACGCATCTGCTGAGTGACTTGACCAATCGTGTGCCGGGCGACCCTTCCAGACTCGATTAACGTCATCATATTCTCGGTGATAGGCTCTCAACGCCTCTACACCATGACTACACTTTTCAGCATCAAACCAGCATGACCCCAGCAAAGATCGGACTGCTTGGATTCCGGCATCCACAATCAACAGTGGCGCTATAGTCACATTTGTTAATCCCAGCATTTGCAAAGTCTCTAGCCGGGACTTTCCTGATCCTAGCTCTCTCACCCTAACATCGTGCGGTAGGATGTGCTGGCTATACACATAGCCTTTCTCCTGCAAGAACCGCACATAATGGTCAAGCCCTACACCTGACGCCTCATAGTGGTCAATCAACCTAGTTTCTGGGCCAATCTTCTGCGCAAACCAAATAGCAGTGCTATCTCCAACCCCCAGGTCCCATGCAGTAATGACAGGTGCTGCCCGCTCATACGGAACTGATGTAATCCTGCCCTCTGCGTTTGCGTCTCGCATTTCCACAGAATAGTAAGCACCATCGTGGAATGTCAGGAAGTTACCCTCCCAAATATGGTCATAGCTCTGAGGACGCTTTTCAAAGTCCTCCATCCGCTGTTTTTCTAGCACTTCGGGGAAGTAAGGGTTATCCCGCCAGTTCATCTCCGTAATACGACAATCATCTGGCGTGTCTACACGGAAACGCTGGTGCGTGGCTGACAGCTTACTTTCTGGGTTCCACGACACCCAGACTTCAGAGTTTTCCTCCCGCACTGTCGGTAGCAGCTTGTCCCACGCCATGGATGACACGGTTTCTGCCTCATCTACCCAACACAACAGAATACGCGCCCTAGACTTAATGCTGTCTAGGTTCCTGCGCAAGCCTGCAAATGTGAATTCTATGTTGCCGTCTTTAGATCGAATGTACCGCTCACCCACATCGTAGTAGTCACTAAGCCATTCGTAGGACTGTATCGCCCCAGCGACCTCAGTAAATGAGCTATCAATCAGGCTGTTCATAAACTCACGGGCGCACAGAATCTGCCCTTTGCGACCCTGATTGCCCCATATAAAACCGCGCACCGCAGCCATAATGGCAAAGCTACGAGACTTGCCAGACCCCCTGCCGCCATACGCACAGCGATACCGTGCCTCACCTGAAAACAGGTCAATCAGCTTCGGTGGTAGCTCTATGGTGGCAACATTAGACATCGTTACAGCTTACCCTCTACAACGCGGAGTTTTTTGAAATTAGGGTCATTTAGCTTTTTCAGTATCAGGCGTTTGCGGCCCTCGCTGTCTTCCCACGACACACCCTCTTCCTTCATCCACTGCTCAAGCAGGTGCATGGGGATAGAGCCTACACACCATGAGTCCTTGTGCTTACCAAGGCCCATAGACCGTAATGCTTGCGTTCTCTCAAGGTATGGGTCGTTTGAGTATGAAGACCCTACCGTGAAAGTGCCGTCATGGTTGTCCTGAAACTTCTCTTTGACTTTCATCTTTCTTTGGCCTTCCTCTCTTGCGCTTTACCTCTGTGACCTTTTCAACCTGCACCCCAAGGCTATCGGCAACTTGCTCGCTCAGTTCAATTACATCCCCTCGCGCAAACCTTTTGCCGTCTAAAAGCAGTGTGCTTATCACTACCTTGTACATAAATTCTCCAAAAAAGGGGGCGGCGAACCGCCCCAAACCCACTCATTAACTCGTGGTGTTGTCAGCAATGATGCCGCTGGCCTTCTCATTCTTACAAATGAGAGTGAGCTCAGTGACAACCTGACGGCGAGTTGAGTCGCCTGTCTTTGCAAGTTCGCTGTTCTTGGTCGGGCGCAGAACGCCAACCGACCACATATCGTCTTGCATGATGAACACATCACGGCTTCGGTTTTGTCGAGATGGTACAAACTCAACAGCACCCCAGGGCGTGACGTAAACATCCATGTGCTTAACGACTCGCTCATCTTCAGCCTTGATGGTAGATCGCTGGTTATTGTTACCAGTGAATGCCAGCGCCTTGTTCATTTGGAACGCGCTAAGGTAAACCGTATCCGGCTCCCCGCCCTGCTCCCAAATAGACTGCATTACATTGTCAAACTTAGTTTGAGAGAACGCAGTAGGCGTACCGTCATCAGTACGAGCGTTGCTGCCCGTTCCGTTCGGGTTTGCACCACTGTTGCCGTTTTGGAAATCAACATTAGTGATCAACCAAGCAGGCGCACCAGCGAGCTCACGCGGAGTAGAGGCATCGCCTGCTACAGCGGCGTTGTTGTCAAACAGAGCTTTCTCAATGTCCAGCTTCTGCTCTTTGGCTGTCTTCAGCATTTGATAGCCGATTTCAGCCGCTCGTCCCGCTTTCTTCAAGCCTTCGTCCGTATCAGGGATAACGGTTGCGTTCTTGAAGATTTGGGTGCGGTTAGTCAAACGGGTTGTGGCGGTTCGCGCCTCAGCCGTTGTCTCGTCGCCTTCAATATGCGCATTGCTGGTGGCGGCTCGCAAAGAGTCCGTCTGCCATTCATGCAGCGTATTGGTGGCCTTAACCTTCTGACAGGTGCTGTAGAAGGGGGTATCGCTAGGTGAAATATCGTAGATGATATCTTCCAGCGACTCTCTAATGCCGACAGAATCATAACTGTCGAACGTGTTGGTCGGCTGTGCCATGGTTTAGTACCTCATTTAAGGATTAAGTTAAGAGCATCTTCAATGCTTCCGCTCTTTTTCAGTTTCTGCCGCGTTTCCTTAGCCGCGCTTGCTTTGGATGCTGTCTTTTTAGCTCCGGGTTTAACGGTTCGCTTGGACTTAGGCTTGACCTTTTCGGCGCTCTTTGACTGAAGCTCCTGATACTTGATGGCGTCATGCAATACTCTGATTGCACGATGGTCCATCACGGCAGAAATTTCGTCAGGTTGATAGCCGTAAATCTCCTGACCCATGACCATCAATTTGTCACGGGTTTCGGCAGCCCTAGTCGGCTCGCTAAACTCAGGCATCAAAGCCTGTAGCGTCTCCATTTCGCGTGATAAGTACGCTTGTTGCGCAGCTTGTTCTGCCTGACTCTGCTGTACAGCTTGTTGCTGGAGCATTTGAATCTGGCTGTCCCAAGCCGCCTTTGCCTTCCGATACTGGTTATCTGCCTGAATGTACCCAACCGGGTCCGTTTCTTGCAGAGCCTCATCTGGTGGCGTAGGTGCCTGCAAAGCCCCTGACTGCGCTAATTGCAGTGCTTGGCCTATTTGCTGGCGTTCGCTCAAAAGGCTTGCATAAACCGCCTCAGCTTCCTTTCGGTAAGCCGCTGCTTCTTGCATACCTTTATGGACATACTGCTGACCGCTGTATCCTCGCGTGAGTTCTTCAAGAGTTACCTTCTCTTCCTTGCCGTCCACACGGACGGTGTACAGTTCCGGCTCTGGTTCCTCAGCTTCCTCAGTGTCTCGTTCGTCCTCTTCAGCGTCCTCTACCTCATCGGTGTCGAGTTCGCCCTCAACGACTTCTTCGGCTTCGCCGTTTTCGTCGCCTTCTAGCTCCTGCTCTTCGGGTTCAGAATCCTGAAGTTCCGGTGAGAGCAGTCCATTTACTGCGCTTTCAATGCTTCCATCGAATTGTGAGTCAGTCGTTTCCACGGTGCTGGTCCTCAGTTTCGTTTATCAAAGATCGCCTCATCCATGAGTATTTGAGCAATACGATCTTCAATCTTGTTAAGCGCAATAACTATGCTATGCGCACCTTCCCGTTCTTCTAATGAAGAGTGCGGGTTAAGGAAAACATTGCTCTGGTCTTCCATAATGCTTTCAAAGAGGTAATTGAACATCTCATCCTCTTTCAGACGCCGTATCCCAGCTGCCTTGTCTTTGACATTCATCTAGGCATTGCCTGCATCTGCTTAATTCTTTCTACATCAAGGGCGGTGCCATACTTCCCAAGTATTTCTGCCGCGCTTACTAGCAAGTCCTGATCCATCTGATCCCTAGCCCGGTCATCGTCCATCGCCGCCTGTTGGGCATCTAGCTGTATCTTGAACTGCTCAATCTGATTCTTAGCCTGTAGCTGCGCCATGTCGGCCTGCGCCTTAGCTTGTACTTTTGCCATTTCAGCCTGTAGGTATGCCTGCGCCTGCGCGTCTTGCGGCTGGCCTTGTCGCTGCTGTGCCGCTTGTGCCTGCTGCTGCAATAGCTGCTGTTCAATCTGCGGGTTCATTGGGTTAAAGTAACGGTTGCTGTTTCTAATCCCGTTTAACGCCAACATATCGGACAAGGTGTTGCGGACCTGCGTAAGCGTGACCACACCGTTTTGTGGGCCAAACTGCTGCATAATTCCTTGCTGGGTCTGAAACGTCTGCATCAGCGCCGCGAGTTTCTGCTCCTCTCGCCCTGTTCCTAATCCCACGTTGACCGTCACATCCATAGTGATGTTCCACACCCTCGGGTCCACAGGGACGTAGTCTGCACCTTGAAGACGCATCATCTGTTCTTCATGCACGTTTTCGTGCGTGAGCTTTAGCATTAGTGTAAATAGCTGGCGCATTCCGCCTTCCGCCAGGTTGCGAGCCATGACCTCAATTTGCCCAGCTTGCGCCTGCACGGTAGCCTGTACAGCGGCGGCTGTGGTTGATTGCAAAGCGTCAGGGTGCAATCCCATTGACGCCTTGGTTACGCCCGTTTTGTTCTCAATCTCTTGGTCAAAGTATTGCAGTGCGCTCAGAGTCTGACCCGCAACAAACGGCACCGTCTGCGCCGTGATGGCTCCGGGCTGTTTAGTTCTGACAATGCCGCCGATCTCGTTATTTAACAGATCATCAATGTTTACAGCCCCATCAAGTATCTCTACCCGTGGGTTATTCGTAAGGGCCACGTTATCAAGCACGCTACGCATCATTGCGGTCATCGCGTCCTGATCGTTGATAATCAAATCTGCTACAGATCGTCCGTAGAAAGTATGCGGCTCTGGGTCTACCTCAAAAACAGCGAACGGAATATAGGTGCAAGGCATA